CTTTCTGGACCTCTTCCTACGGGCCATTGGGAACAATGGGTAGACCATATTCATGGTTACATTCGTAGCATCAGGTCAATTGTTTATCAAGTTGACACTAATGATGATGGAATTGCAGACTACGAACAGGAGTGGTTGTTGTAGATTTTATAGAACTATACTAGTGATCGAGGAAGATTTTTATAAGTTTTCCTCGATCTCTTCTTGCAATAGCCCCAGAATAGCGTATAATAATCAGGGGTACTATGGGTCTAGTTGGGTAGTCAAAGCCTCTTAGACGGCTTCCTGTGGACCCGTTCGGACAATACTTATAGCAAAACATCTAAATCATGGCAAATCAAGAGAATTTGGATAAAACTTACATGAGAATGGCTGAACAGCTTTCTCAACTATCCCATGCAGAAAGAAAGAAAGTAGGAGCATTAATTGTTAAAGGAACGCAGATTATTTCCGAGGGATACAATGGAACCCCTAAAGGCTTTTCTAATGTCTGTGAACATTATAACTATAAAAGTAACCTCTTTGTTAAAGAACTAGTAACTCGCCCAGAGGTACTTCATGCTGAAAGTAATGCGATCACTAAGCTTGCAAGGTCTACAAACTCTTCTGATAAGAGTACTCTATATGTTACCTTGGCTCCCTGTTTTGATTGTAGTAAATTGATTATTCAGGCAGGAATCACAAGAGTAATGTACAAAGATCACTATCATAACAACGGTCTAGCCTTTCTTACTAAAGCGGGGGTAGAAGTTATTAACATTTACGATTATGAAGATAAATATGAAGCAAGCATATAGTTTCGATGATGTACTAATCGTTCCTCAGTACAGCGATATAGAGTCTCGATCCTTTTGCGATACAAGAGTGCAACTTCCTAAGATGCACACTATGAAGATTCCTGTGTTCGCTGCTAACATGGATACAATTTGTGGAGTAGACATGGCTGTGCAGATGTGTAAATTAGGTGGGGTAGGAATCATACACAGGTATATGAAAGCGAGTGAGACTCACAACCTGATTCACTCTTGGTTTCAGGAAACTCCTTGGGATGGTTGGGAGTGGGGAGAGAAGGATGAAAGAGTGCAGGAAGCCCTGACAGTTGCTGTTGGTAGTATTAATAAGGATAAGCAACGAATTGATACTGTACTGAAGCAAATTCGTAAAGGACTACCTATTAATATTTGTATTGATATTGCTCATGGTGACAGTAGGCATATGATGGATACTTTAACATACATCCATAAGAATACCCCCCAGAATAAGGGATCAATCATCGCAGGAAATGTATGCACTTTTGAGGGAGCTTCTCGTCTGTTTAGTTATGGTGCTGATATAGTTAAGGTTGGGGTGGGAGGAGGTTCCGCTTGTACTACACGCATTAAGACTGGGTGTGGTTATCCCCAGCTTGCAGCTATAGCTGAGTGTTCCGAGGCTGGACCTATCATCGCTGATGGGGGTATCCGTTATTATGGGGACGCAGCCAAGGCTCTTGCCGCAGGAGCAGATGCAGTTATGATCGGAGGGATGTTGGCAGGAACAGATTGTACTCCTAAGTGGGAAGAAGCCAGAGTTGGGAAAGATATGGAGTTTCGGGGCATGGCTTCTAAACGGGCTAGGGGGGCTTGTGATGGACTCACCGCTAACGCCGAGGGAATCTCCACCCAAGTTGTTACGAAGGCTAAGGGAAGCACAGAGAGGGTTGTAGGCAACCTTGTGGAAGGTCTCCAGTCTGCCATGTCATATTCAGGCTGTAAGACTCTTAAGGAGTTTAAATTGAAGGCTAAATTGGTACATGTTACAAATTCTGTGGTTGGGGAGAACAAACCCCATATTGAGGATTAGAAATGGATTTCGCAAAGATTGGACAGGAAGTAGGAAAGCTAGTATCCGAGAAACAAAAGGCTTACGGTGATTCGTTTGGAAGAAGTGGAGAATGCTTACGCCAAATGTTTCCTGAGAATATTAAGCCCCATCAGTATGACGATTTACTTACAATAGCAAGGATCTTGGATAAATTATTTCGCATAGCAAATGATCCTGACGCATTCTCTGAGAACCCTTACCAGGATATTGTAGGCTACGGTCTGTTGGGCATGAAAAGGCATGAAAAACGAAGTTGAACAGTTTGCTAGAGACGGGTATATTGTTTTAGACAATTTCTTTAATGAGGATGAGTTAGATCTTGCATGGAAAGAAGTTGTAATTAATTCTCGTAATTCGTGGAGTCTTGCTACACTCCCTTATAAGAAAGAGGATGGTTCTTTAGTCTGGAAACCTTACTACAGCCCCCTATTCTCAGAAAATACCGATGATATGAGAAAATGCATGGAGGTGGCTACGGAAACAGCAAAGACTTCGACTGGAATGTGTTATGTGTTTGTTAGAACTACTAGTCAAAATAATAGTAAACCTCTTTGTGATTTACTGTTAAGTAAGATTAATCTACTTGGTGAAATTACGGGAGAGCTATTGAATAATTTTCATGAGGTATTTGTATCTTGTTATGAGCAGGGGTGCTTTTTGTCACCACATACTGATGAATTCTCTAAGGCTGATCATATACCTAAGATTGCATTCGTTTTAAATTTAACAAAAGAGTGGAGATGGGAATGGGGAGGATTGCTCCATATATTAGATAAATCTCCTTGGGAGAAGGGGACAGTGGTAAAGGTTGTAAAGCCCTCTTATAATTCTCTTGCTATTTTTAAACTTCCTCGCTGGCATTTTGTTAGCGAGGTCGCTGCCTCTGCTGGTACGAAGAGGCTGGCTTTTACAGGTTGGCTAAACTTTATCCCAGAAACCTCTTGACATTCACGAAATTTGTGGTATAATAGGGTCATGAAGAAAGATGAGCTACAGTTTGGTGACCGCATCGAGGTCTATCGCAACCTTCACAAAGACTGCTTTTCCATTCGGAAGAACGGTCGAGTTGTGAGGTACCTTTACAACAATGAGAAACTGCATCTTCATGATGTAAAGTTTGCCGCCCAACCAGCAGGTAGGGCTAAGGTTTTGCGTGAAGGTAGGAAGAATGTCCATGCGTTCGTTCGGGGGCTCTACTCTGGTATGCGCTCGATCTGGGCATGGCAATCCGTTGCAAGCTATAATCCTTACAAGTATGGGCACTTTTTTACCTCCTTTGGAGGGAATGCCTCACCTATTCATAAAGCCAAACGAGCAACCCTTAGTGAAGGTAAAGTATATGTCAACCCTTAACGAAATAACATATGGAGAATTATATGAAGATTGAAGTAGATGACAAGTGGGTTCAACGAGCGTTGATAGCCTTTTTCGGATTCGGTGCGTGTTCTTACGCATGTATGTTTGTATCCTACATCCTGTGGTTCCTGGGAAGGTGGCCTACCTCATGAGAATAGGAAATGACACTAAAGGTAACATGGACGGTACTATCACCAAAATTGACAAGGAAGAGCTTGCTTTAGTGGTCAAGGCTCTTACACTTGCCAAGGACGAATTGGTGTGCGACTTTCACAAAAATAAGATAGACGAATTAACTTCACAATTCGAAGCTATGCTACAAGAAATGACCAAGATTTCTGAGAAATGGCTTGACACTCAGGACGAAGGATGGTATAATAGACATGATGAAATGGAAGGATATCACCGTTGAAATGACATTTTCTTGGACCTTTAACGAAAAGGACTGGAGCGAAGAAAAGAAGCATGTCCAAATGATAAAGAATGAACCACGAATTGTGTTCGGCTATGACATGATGAACTCATTTCATTGTCTGAACGACATAACCTACCCCGAACTAAAAACTATTAAGGTAACAGATGCTGACAAGTGAACAATGGGAAAAGATTGACCGCAAGTATGGGAAGCTGATGTATAAAATTAGCCACCAAATTAGCGGTGATGATAGAGCTACTTCTAGCTTCGATGACAACCTGCAAGACATTCGCCTATCAGCTATGGAGGCTGTGATGGGATTTGAAAAGCAGAACGAAGGAGCGAACGGTAGCTTTGATGAATTTTGGGGAAGCAAAGGCTTCGACCAATACATCAAAACATGTATGTGGACTAAGAAGAACAACAAAGGCGCAAAGATCACTAAGAAGTCTTCTATCCTAAAGGGAACAGTCTCTACGGATAAGGAAGAGATCCTTGAGATTGAAGAAACCCAGGGAGATCATTCGGTGGCTATCTTCTTGGAGGAGTTATCCTATTACCTCACCCCCATCCAACAGGAAGTGATTAACCTAGTTCTTAAAGATCCTACCTTGGTCAAGCCTAGTGGGAAAATTAATGTGAAGAGAGTGGCTGAGGGGATAGGCACTACTTGGTTTGAGACGGATAAGATTGTTAGAAGCCTTGCAGCTATGATGGAAAATGAACTATGAGAAGTACCTTGAAGTCTCAGACTGTATACATCAGCGGTCCCATTACTAATAACATAGAACATCCTGCTCACTTTGTAGAGGCCAAAAGCTGGCTTAAAAACGAGGGTCACAGAGTTCTCAGCCCCTTAGACATAGCCCCTCCTCCTTCAAATGATTCTTCGGCAGCCTCACACAATATGTGGAAGGATTCCCAACAAGAGAAATCGGAGACATGGTGCTATTATATGAAGGAGGCAATTCAGATGCTTACGAAAGCGGATTGTATTTATATGTTAGAGGGCTGGGAAGCCAGCAAAGGAGCCAGATTGGAGTTCTACCTAGCGACAGAATTAAATATTCCTGTGCATTATGCATATGAGGACTATAAATATGTATGAGTACAAGATCTTTGAAGCAGAGAGCTATTCGCTTACAGCTATGAATAAATTGCTTGAAGAGATTTCCCGAACTGGTTGGGAGCCTGTTCAGTTTGATACTGATAAGATGCAGATTCTTGCTAAAAGACCGTTAATACTCAACGACTGAGGAAACAAATGAATAATATGACACACGAACACGAACGCCCCGCCGACCCGTCCACCCACGCCACGGGAAAGACTCAGGAGTACTACATCTATTTGGAGGAACTGCGTGATAGCGGCGTGACAAATATGTGGGGTGCATCCTCTTACCTTGAGGAGGAGTTTGACCTCGGACGGAAAGACGCTAGGGCCATTCACCTCGCCTGGATCAAGGCATTTATGGAGGATCCGAAACAATGAAACAGTTTACTTGTTGTATTTGTGGCAAGAAAGAAACAGGTTGGGGTAATAACCCTGACCCAATAACAGATGAGGCTGGGCAGTTCTTCGATAAAGACGCTCAATGTTGTGAGGAGTGTAATAGTAAGATAGTAATATCTAAAAGGTACGCCGATCTACTCCGTTTTAAAAGGTAATAAAAAATGAAACGAATAATGAAAAACATATGTGGACTCCTCATTATGGGGGGAATATTAATTAGCACGGGTACTCTCAAGAAAGAAACAGGTTGGGGTAATAACCCTGACCCAATAACAGATGAGGCTGGGCAGTTCATTGAGGAGCTTATTTCTAACAAGGCATTTATGGAGGATCCGAAACAATGAAACAGGTTACTTGTTGTATCTGTGGTATGAGTGTCCCTGTTACCCAAACTCAACAGCCAGAAATTAAGAAGCTAAGGGCCTTCAAGGGTGAAATCTTTAAGAATTTCGCAGAGTTCCGTGTACAGCAGAGTAGCTTTAACGATGTAGGTACTATCATGCTGGAAGGTGAGTTTTACGAAATGCTTATAAATGTAAATCAGATCGTAAAAGTGCATAGCTTTGAAGACGGCAAGAAGAAGGATCATTCTAGCCTAATGTTTATCGCGGAAGACAACCCAAAAGGTATTGTTCCTATCTTGGTGCGTGAGGAATATGATGATATCCTTAAGCGTATCCGTAGAGCAGCGGAAAGTAAATAATGAAGAAGCTATTAGAGAGTGTACTACTTTTGGTAGGAGGGGTGAGCTTGGTTGGATGTATCTTTGTTGTCCCAGCAGAGGAAACACCAAAGAACGCTGTAATTGATGAAGTCGTACCCTCTTCGTTCTTGGCTAACATGTCCGTTGGCCCTGAGGGACCTTGGTATGTATGGATGCAAAA